ACTAACAATATACATTAAAAATCAAAACGGAAGTTTTGGCGTAATAGGATCTGCTCAAACAACAATTGGCGAATATGTAGGTGAATATATTACTGTTGCTCCTGCAGAACAAGCAGTTGGCGCAGATGACGAATGGAGAGGATATTGGAGAATCAATACTTCAACTTCTTACTTTGTAGGAGATACTAATTCCGATGATGGTAGGGGATTAGTTTATTATGACATTGTTCCAAATGGTGCAGCAGACCCTGATAGAAAATATTATAATATTTTAGATTTTGATACTTCAATTACATCAAGTTATGACACAAGAAATAGTCAGTTAAGTGTTATGACATACGACGGTCTTCCAGGACCTGGAGGAGAAATTGGAGAGTTTAAATCGTCGTTGGTTGTATTAAGAGCACCAAATGAATTAACGGATTCGTTGACACCGGCATCGATTGTACAAGGTGATCCAGATAATCCAAAAATTGATTTATTTTATAATCCGATGCCGGCGTTTTTGTCAGGCACATTTAAAGATCCGAGCAACATCGGAATAGATATTCGCGATATTAATAAACAACACACTGTTTATGATATCTGGGATGGATATATTGATTTTAAAATTACTAAAAACTTAGGTGGAGTAGCAATTGAACCAAAAGTAGGAATAATTGTTCAAGACGTAACAAATTTCGGTACTGCTGAAGTTGTATTTTATCAAAAGTTTGACACTGACAGTGGAAGAATATACGTAAAAGGTGTCAGTGGTGATTGGGCCGCCGGTGATATCTTTCTTGAAAACAGAGAAATACAATTTTTAGCAGACGGATCAGGCGACTTATTGTACGATCCAGCTGCTGGATTCCGTGTATTTGGACAAATACAGGCACGAAGTCTGCCATTACCGTCTGAAGGCATTGGCAGAATGATTGTGCTTGATACCGGTGTTTTGATAGATTCTCAGAAACCTGCTGATGCAATTGATACTACTAATGAAGAGTATTATAATATCTTCGATGGAGAGTACTGGTTCTGGCAAGAAGGTATTGTTGACGGCATACCAAGACCGGCCAATGCTCCTGCAGAAGGAAATAATGACTGGTTGCAAGTTTATAATGTTCCTGCATCGATAGGCGGAACGGCAAGCGGACTAGTAAACGAAGGTATGTACCATATTTACGAAAGACGGGGTGTTGGACAGTTTGTTAAACTTAATTCTTTTGTTATTCCTGAACGAGATAATAATACATTCTTAGGATCAGATTTTAAATTAACTAAATTTAATGACTTGTATAGATTATTTGTAAAAACAGATGGGTCAGGATTAGGAAATAATTTAGGTAAAATATATGTTATTAAAGCAGGCGATGACGGAAACTATTCTTATTCTTGGGAACTAGGTACTGACAAAGAATATACTGGTGAATTTAATGATACTAGAACGTATTACGAGAATGATATTGTTTACTATGATGGTGTACTTTACAGTGCAATAACTAACATTGCGCCAGGAGCGTTTGATCCTTCTAACTGGAATATTATTACAGAACCTAAAGAATATGTAGGGTATGTTCCTAACGATACAGGGTTATTAGTCGGAAGTGATATAAGCACAATATTAGATCAAGACTTACTTACTAAATTTGCTAGAGATTTTGATACAAGCGATAACGGAGAAGTGTTTGCGGTATCGGTAGAGTATGATAGTAATAAACCAAATCTCTTAGTAATATACAGAAATATTGGCGGATCGTATTATAGAGCACAATCTATTGAAGCTCCTAGCAAGACAACTCAATACGGTTTTCAAGTCGCGATGAGCGCAGATGGAAAGCTAATAGCAGTTAGTGCTCCATATGACGACACGTTTGACGAAGATCAAGGAATTGTTTATGTATATAAACAAGTAAACGGAGAATTTGTACAATCTCAAATTTTACATAGTCCAGCAGGTGATAGAGCAGAGCTGTTTGGATTTACATTAGACTTTGATGGAAATAGTTTAATTGTTGGATCTAAAAACGGAGATTCATTTACTGAAACAACATTTGATAATAATACAACTTATTTTGATAACAAATTCTCTAAATTTAGAGAAATTGAAGAAGATGCAGGCGCAATTAGAATTTACGAACGTCAGGGCGACACATTAGGATATGCACAAAGTATAGATTTTGACGACAGCGGAGTTAGATATTTTGGTAGAAATGTTTTATTATCAAATAATCACATTTATGTAGGCTTGCCGTTCTTAAATAATCAAGAAGGAAGTCGTCAAGGTATTGTAGTAGACTTTAGAAGGCCAGATAACAAATATACGTGGTCTATCTTAAGACAGGCTAAAGAAACTGTTGACATTAATAAGATTAAGCGTGTTATTTTATATAATACAAAAACAAATCAATTAATAACTAATCTTGATTATATCGATGTTCTACAAGGTAAGATACCTGGAATCGCAGAACAAGAACTAACATACAAAACTTATTATGACCCTGCTACATACACAACTGGATCCGCAGTAAATGTAGATATAACAAATAGTTGGGGTGATGCACAAACTGGTCAGCTATGGTGGGATCTTACAAATGCTAAATTTATTAATCCTTATCAAGATTCAGTAATCTTTAGTGCAAATAACTGGAATGAGCCGTTCTCTAAAATTAATACTATTGATGTTTACGAATGGGTACAATCTGAATATTTGCCATCAGAATGGGATAATTTAAGCGGAACAGATAAAGGTTTGTCTAAAGGAATTACTGGTAAGTCAAAATACAGCGATGATGCATATGTTACTAAGCGCATTTATGATAGTGCTTCTCAAACATTTAAATCATATTTTTACTTCTGGGTAGGAAATAAAACAACCATTCCGAATATTGAAGGCAGAAATTTATCAAATAGAGATGTTGCTGATCTTATAAGAGATCCTGAAAATGAATCGTACAGATTTATCAGCTTCATTAGTCCTACGCAATTTGCACTACATAATTGTGATAGTTTAATAAAAGGCAAAGATGTTGCATTAAGTATACAATACTGGACAATTGAAAATCAAGATATTAATATTCATAATGAATATCAAATTGTTACAGAAGGTTTAGAGTTTAGTAAACCTAAGAGAGATATTGAAGCTAAATGGTTTGACAGTTTAGTTGGTTATGATTCTGCTAATAGAGCTGTGCCTGCTCCTGAATTAAGTCCTAAAGAACGCTATGGTTCTTTAAATAGACCTAGACAAGGTTGGTTTGTTAATAGAGCCGAGGCATTAAAGCAGTTGATAACTAGATCAAATGCAGTATTAAAAACTAATTTAATTGCAGATGATAAAGATATTTCTAGATTAACAGAAAAAGAACAGCCGCCGCTAATAACATCTAATCGATACGACAGAACAGTTAGCACAGTTTCTGAATTACAATTTGTTGGAGTAGCTAAAGCAGAACAGGCTCAATTAGAGCCGGTAATTGAAAACGGAAAAATCGTTCGTGTTAATATAATTAACGGTGGCCGCGGATATTTAATAGCACCATCTATTCAAATTGTTGGCAACGGTGTCGGCGGAGAAATTGCAACAGAGATCAATGCTCAAGGAACGGTAATATCTGCAACAGTAATAAGTGCTGGTGAATATTATAATGATAATACACGTTTAAGTGCTAGAAGATATACAGTTCTAGTTGACGCCGACGAAACACTAAACGGTAAATGGGCACTATATGAAAGAGATACAGTAGCAAAGACTTGGATTAGAGTATTAAGTCAATCTTATAATGTTGATTTATATTGGCAATACGAAGACTGGTATGATGCAGGTTATGGTCAATTTACAGAAATTGATCATTTAATTACATATTCATTTGATTTAACTAGTTTAAATGATAGTATTGGCGATGTTATTAAAATTGAAAACGTGGGAACCGGCGGGTGGTTGCTGCTCGAAAAAATTAATAATGAAGACAACACGGATTATAGCGTCAATTATAAAACAATTGGTAGACAAAATGGTACAATACAATTTAAAGATACATTGTATAATGTAGCAGAAAGTCTTGTAGGATATGATACTACAAGTTTTGATACCTTATTATTTGATAGCTTACCGTCAGTTGAAACTAGAATTATTCTTGAAACCATTAGAGATAATATCTTTATTGACGAGCTATTAATTGAATATAACAATTTATTCTTTGCAAGTTTACGTTATGTATTTTCAGAACAAGGATACGTTGATTGGGTATTTAAAACTTCGTTTATAAAAGCAAGACACAATGTTGGAGATTTAGAACAAAAAATTAATTTCCAAAACGATAATCTTGAAAGTTATGAAAAATATATTAAGGAAGTTAAACCTTACAAAACTAAAATTAGAGAATATTTAAGTTCTTATGAAAACTTAGACAACTCTCAATCTATGGTTTCTGACTTTGACTTACCTCCAAGATACAATCCGCTAACTGATTCTATTCAGCCTCAGCGTATTAAAATTGTAGATAATCAAATAATTTCCCAGGATGCTGATTTAACAACTTATCCTAATAAAAATTGGGCCGATAATATAGGCTATGAAGTTTCTAGAATAGAACTTTCTAATAATGGATCGGGTTATACTTCAGCACCAGTAATTACAATCACAGGCGCAGGCGGCTCAGGCGCAACAGCAGTTGCATCTTTAGGCAGAGGCGGATCTATTAGTAGTATAACTATAACTAATACAGGTTCCGGATACCTAAGTCAGCCAACTGTATTGATAAATGGTTCAATTGCAGTTGGCGGCGAAGCAGCAAATGCAATAGCAGAGATCGGAAACTCTTCATTAAGAACTATGCATAGTATTGTTAAGTTTGACAGAGTCTCTGGTGTTTATGAATTTACTAATTTAACAACAACTGAAACATTTACTGCTAGTGGAAGTACTTTAAACTTTAATTTAAAATGGCCAATGGATTTAAAAACTACTCGTGTTGCAGTTTTTGTTGATAACGAAGAAGCATTAGGCGGACAATATACATATAGCAATGTATTAGATACTACCAAAGGCTATGATAGACATAAAGGCATAGTACAATTTATTGATCCGCCTGCGGTTGGAACAGAAATTAGAATTGAATACTTCAAAGATATTAACTTATTAAATGCGCAAGACCGTATTAATTTAGCATATGAGCCTACAACAGATCAATTCGGTAAAACACTAGGTCAGTTAATGGACGGCATTGATTACGGCGGCGTCGAAGTTCGTAGTTTTGAATTTGGTACTACTAGTGGCTGGGATAGCTCACCTTGGTTTACAAAAGGTTGGGACGTTTATGATACTACTTTTGAAGATGAAATTTTTAGATTAGATGGCTCAACTATTGCAATTGAATTAAGTAAGCCTCTTGAAGACGGCACTGAATATAATCTATATAGAATGAGTTATGATTCTAATGGACAACTATTAGATAACCGCAGAATGGACGACCCGGATTGGGACGGATCAACCGTTGGAACGGAAAATAATCCTCAAGCAACAATGCTTCCCATTGTAGGAGATGGAGAAACTACTACTATTTTCTTAGATGAATTAAATGTACCAACTTCGGCAGAAGATAGTACTGAAGCTACTATTGTAATTGTTGTTCGTAAGAGTACTTCGGATGGTAGCTTTATTGCAGATCCGGAAAGTTATGATACTTCTATCAGCGGCGGCGACTTGGCATATTCTAGTGCTACTGGATTAAACTCAGAAGATATTAATATCGACGGTGATGGATTTGTAACACCTACAACATCAAAAGGTCCAGAAGAAGTTGTCCCCGGACAGGTTTTAGATTCTGTTAATATTACAGTTTATGAGAAGCCTTATGGTGGATCGAGTATTATAACTTCTAACAGCTATATAGGAGACGGTGCTACTAAAATATTTGACATAGGGTCAAATATCGTTAAGAATGAAAACTTATTTGTTAAAGTTGCATATGAAATATTAACAAATGACCAGTTTACAGTTGATTACGATTTAAATCAACTTGTGTTTAATACTGCTCCAACTAATGATGCAAGAATTAACATAGTTAATATGGGAGAATCTAGTTCTTCAATCCTTGATCTAGATGATTTTACTGGTACAGGAGATACTGTAGAATTTTTAACTAGTGCTAGGTGGGAAGATCTTGCACAAGCATTTGTAACTGTTAACGGTGAAGAAGTTGAAGTTTCATTAATCAAATCAGACGAAACTTACGAATATGCAAATAACTTTGTTATTAAATTTGCTACTCCTCCAGCAACTGGTGCAAATATTAAAGCAACACTAGTATCAGGAACAGATGACAGAGTTGAAAAATTCAGTAGAGTTAATATTGATACATTTATTGCAGACGGATCGACTACAGAATTTGATCTTGCTATAGCACCATTTTCGACACAACCGTCTGGAAACTATGTAATTGTTAAAGTTAATAATACAATACTTAACCCAGGCTACACTGAACGATTTACAGTTAAAGAAAATGTAAGAGATTATCAACTAGATTTAACACAAGTGCCAGTTGCAAGTGTAAATTCTCCAGATATTGAAGTTTACCTAAATGGTAGACAATTAGAATATTTGCAAGAATGGACCTTTGAAGGTGCAGGTTCTTTTGATTCATCTTTATTGTTAGACGAGCAACCAGGAAGCACAATAACACTTGAAAGAGGCATTGCAACAGCAGGCGATATACTTCAAGTTTATATTATTAGAAATGGTGAATATAGATTTGGTTATTATGACAGTGCTGACGACTTTGTAAGAACTCCAGGTACTATACATTTTGACAGTGCATATTCTGAAAACGACGTTATTACAGTTTATCAATTTAGTAATAGCGATAGTCAGGGCATTGAAAGAATGTTCTTTACAGTAGAAGAAAAAACTGAACTAACATTTGAGTCTACTAGATACTTTAATTTCAATCTACTCGAAAGAGGATTAATTGAACTTCGAGAACCTGCAAAAGATGCACAATATGTTTGGGTAGTAGTAAATGGAGAACTAAAAACTCCGAGTGTTGATTATAAAATTACTGATAATAAGCGTTATGTAGAAATGGTAGAACCATTTAATACAGGCGACGAAGTCCAAATCATACATTTCTCTGAAAATTCAGTAGTTAATAAATTTGGTTGGAGACAGTTTAAAGACATGCTCAACCGCACACATTATAAACGTCTTACAGATGTCTATACTCTGGCAGAAGACTTAAATTGGTATGATAGAGTTATTGTATTAGATAATGCTAACGGATTACCTGAGCCTGAGTATAATGCAAAATATCCAGGTGTGATTTTTATTGAAGGCGAACGTATTGAATACTTTAGCAGAGACGGAAATCAGTTAAAGCAAATACGTAGAGGTACTTTAGGAACTGGTGTAAAAGAAGTTTATACAGTCGGTACTACTATAATGGAACAAGGTGTTGATCAGACAGTTCCTTATAAAGATAATACAGAAGTTATTACTGTAACTGCTGGCGGCTATAGCCAAGGAAGTGCAAACTACGAAAACAGTACAGGAATGGGCGTAAGTAGGATTACTTACAACTTTAATAATAATACTGCATTTCCTGTTAGAGTCCCAGGAGTGTATGAACAAATATGTACAGTTGAAGGCACAGGATTTACTGATCGTGTTAAAGTTTTTGCAGGCGAAGTTGAATGTACTACTAGATACATAAGCCCAACTAAGTTAGAGTTTGATGTCCCTGGACTACCGGTAGGCGCATATGATTTAATTATTGTTAACCCGTTTACTAGTGTGCCAATTGATACTCCTCAAACAAGTTTTGTTGTTGAAGGTGCAATCAAATCTGTACAAATATTACTACCGTTTGCACCAATACCAAATCCAAAGAGCGCAACTAATTGGTATAAGTCTCAAGAATCAATGGGCGTAGATTTAATTGTGCCCGGACGAGGATACGTAATTGAATCTACCGGTACAACTGATTTTACAACTATTGGTGCTCCAAATAATAATCCAGGTACAGAATTTATAGCAACTGGAATCGGATCTGGTTCAGGAACAGTATTAGATTTTGTAAGTATTCCATATGAGTACTGGGAAGCGCAAGACATTGAAATGTTTGTAGGCGGTAAGCGTTTACGCAAAACTCCTATTAGTGTATACAATTATGATGCACAAGATTCGCCGGAAGGTGATATTACTCTTGAAGCTGAATATGCTGTAAACAAAAATATAGGTGCATATGTAAGATTAACTACTCCGCCCGATCAAGGAGCTAAGGTTAATATCATAAGAAAAGTAGGTACACTTTGGGCTCCGGAAGGAATTCCACTAGCACAAGCAGAAACTGATGTTGCGAATTTCTTACGCGACAAGACAACGGTTCTACCACGATAAATAGTATAGCAGGAAGAAAAAAATGGCAGACAATTTAAATGAAAATAACGGTGTATTGCTACAAGGGCATATCAAAATACACGACCCACAGAGTGGCGAAGTATTAATTGATAAGCGTAATGCTATACATTATGAAAATATGAGTATATCACTAGCTGAGTCAATTGGCAACGGCGGTACTGGATGGATATATGAAATGAGCTTTGGTAATGGCGGTACAAGTATTGACCCTACTGGAATCATTACATATCTTACTCCAAACAGTACAGGAACAAATGCTAGTTTATATAATCAAACATATACAAAAGTCATTGACGATAGAAGTGTCAATAACGTAGATCCAATTAGGAACAAAATAGAAACTAGACATGTTAGTGGTACAAACTATACTGATATTTTAGTTACTTGTTTGTTAGATTATGGCGAACCAAGCGGACAAGATGCTTTTGATAACGGAACTGATGAATCTAGTTCGTATATATTTGATGAATTAGGCTTAAGAGCATATTCAACAACAGGTACAGGACGTCTTCTTACACACGTTATTTTCCATCCTGTACAAAAGTCGTTGAATAGATTAATACAAATTGATTATACTGTTAGGGTACAATCACTCAGCGGTTTTAACGAGGTGTAATAGATGCCATATACGATTCCATACTCAGACGAAACAAACAACGGTACAATTACTGTAATAGATAATACTGTTGACCAAACAACTTCATTGAAATTACCGGGTAGAAATGCAACTTCATATGGTACTGCTATTGCTGAAAACTTTTTGCATGTATTAGAAAACTTTGCTAGTGCAACAGAACCAGCAAGGCCTATAGAAGGTCAGCTGTGGTATAACACTACACCCGGAGCAGAACAACTTAAAGTATACGACGGAACTAGTTGGGTGCCAGCCGGCGGCCTTAATAAAGCCGCTGATCAACCAGATGTTGCACTAACACAGACTGGAGATCTTTGGGTAGACACTGACAATCAACAACTTTATTTAAACTCAGGATCAGGCTGGGTATTGGTTGGACCTCAGTTTAGCGATGGCCTTGCAACAGGTGTAAGCCCAATATCAGTAATAGGTACTGATAACGAAACCTATCAAGTAATACAAGTTGAAGTAAATGCACAACCGGTTGCAATTATTTCTTCAAATCAATTTGTACCAAAGATTGTTATTCCGGGGTTCACTACAATACGTCCTGGAGTTAATTTATCAACACGTGATATTACTGGACAAGGGTCTCCAAAATACTACGGTACAGCAGAAAAAGCAGAAGGACTTGTTGTTAATAACGACACAGTCTTTGCTGGAAACTTTTTAAGGGGCGATACTACAAGTACTACACTATTTCCGATAAATGTACAGAGCAATTCCGGTGTAGTTATCGGATCTGACGCTGCACTTAATATCGGTGTTGAAGGACAAGCAGGCATCATTCAACACCAAATCGAAGGATCTAACATTGATGTTCGTGTTAAAAGCGGCGGCAGAACTAGAACTGTTTTGCGTGTGGATAGTGAACTTAGATTAGGTATTAATAACGAAGCTCCAGACGAAGCATTAGATGTTATAGGTAATATACAAACTGATTCGTCTGTACTAGTTAATGGCACTACTCAAAGTTCTACAATAGGAACAGGTAGTATTATTACAAAAGGCGGCGTAGGCGTTGCTAAAAATTTAAATGTCGGCGGAACTGCACAAATATCCGGTGTTACTACACTTGCTAATACCATTCCAGACGGAAATAATACTAGGAATTTAGGTTCTGCAACTTCAAAATGGCAGAACATATATTCAACTACATTTGTTGGAAACTTAACGGGTAATGTTAACGGTACAGTATCTGGAGTTGCAGGAAGTGCAAATAAATTAACATCGGCAAGTACATTTAGAATTAGCGGCGATATTGTTGCAGACGATGTAACATTTGACGGACAAACAGGCGGATCGTTAAAAGTCTTTAATACAACTATCGGTAATGCAATTGTTTCGTCTAAAGATGAAACAACAACTTCTCAAATTGATGACGAAATTCTTCTTAACAGAACATCAGGAAATACTGGACTTTATAAAATATCAAGAAGAAATTTATTATCGGCAGTACCGGTTAATCCTCCAGGCGTAGTACTTCCTTATGTAGGAGTTATTGCTCCTGCAGGATGGCTGTTATGTGATGGTCAAGAATATAGAATTTCGGAGTATAGTGCATTATTTGACGTTATTAGCTATCAGTTTGGTGCAAGGGTTACAGTTACTTCAGGATTCTTTAAAGTTCCTGATCTAAGAGGTAGAATGCCATTAGGTGCTGATAACATGGGCGGAACGAGTGCCAATGTTGTTGAAGCAGATTATGCAGATGGCATCGGACAAGTAGGTGGTTCTGAAACAGAAAATATTTTAGTCGAAAACTTACCAGAACACGTACACGATTTAAAAGGTGATCAAGGAGATCAGTACTATGCATTAAGAGATGTTTCCGGAACACCAAGAGATTCGGATGCTATTGTATATGATGCTCCGACAGGATTAGGAAATGGACAGGCTCTGCCAAACAGCGGCGGCGTTTTAACATCGAACGACCTTGGAACAGCATTGAACATTATGCAACCAACACTAACTATGAATTATATCATTTACACTGGCAGGGCAATATAAAATGAGTTACAAGTTAAACAAAACAGATGGCGAATTATTAGTAGAATTAGCTGATGGCGGCATAGATACTACAACTACTGACATAACATTAGTTGGAAAAAATTATAAAGGCTTTGGCGAAGCCTTTAATGAAAACTTTATTAAGATAATCGAAAATTTTGCCAGCAGTGCAGCACCAGGAAATCCGTTAGTAGGACAAATGTGGTACGACACTGCCGAGCAAAGGATGAAACTATATGATGGTAATTCATTTAGAACTGCTGGCGGCCCTATTGTAAGCTCTAGTCGCCCTGACATGGTTGCAGGTGATATTTGGATTGATAACGCTAATAACAAAATGTATTTCTTTGATGGCACAGACTTAGTATTAGTAGGTCCTGAATATGATGCCGGACAAGGACAAACTGGATTTGAAGTTGCGTCGGTTGTTGATATTTCAGCACGTGAGCGTGTAATCCTTAAAATATGGATGGGCGGAACACTATTTGGTATTATATCAAAAGAAGAGTTTAGACTTTCAGGAGATAATAAAGTTGCAGGTTATCCGGATGATCCGGATGATGTTGTTATTCCGAAACGACAATTAGTATTACAAGGATTTAACTTAGTAGACCAAACAAATTATTGGTATAGAGGTACAGCAGCTGAAGCAAGATCACTTGTTGATGCTGAAGGTAATGCTTTTTCTTCAGTAGATTTTCTACCAACCACTAGAAATGGCGAAACAACTGGAAGTATTAAAATTAAAAATAGTGCAGGCCTAAGTGTTGGAATTGACGACACTGAATATGCAAATTTAAAAATTGTAGGAACAACTACTACGTTAGAAACACAACAAAGCGGATCTAATATTGCAATTAGAACAAGGACCGGAAACCAATTTAAAACTGCAATGTTTATTGATGCCACAAATGAAAGAGTTTCACTTTACAATACTAGTCCAACTGTAAATGGTTTAACAATTGGTCGCGATGCAACTGGCGAAAGAAAAGATTTATTAGTATCTGGCAATACAGAAATTTTAGGAAATCTTACAGTACAAGGCGAGGCAACTTATGTAAATGTTGCTACACTACAAGTTGAAGATAAAAATATAGAATTAGGAATTTCAGAAGGCGCAGCATCAGGTGATGATTCCGTTGCAGATGGCGGAGGCGTCATTCTAAAATCAACAGACAGCGATAAAACGCTTACTTGGAAAAATGCTACCAACTGCTGGACGTCTAATCAAGATTTTAACCTTGATACGGGCAAAGAATACAAAATTGGAAACACAATGCTTCTTAGTAGATTAGAGTTAGGATCTACAGTAGCAACTGCAAGCGGATTAACTAGGGTAGGTACATTAGTTGAACTAGATGTTGATAACATTACATTAGACGGCAATACGATATCAACCACAGGTGCTGGATTAACTATTAATCCAGACGGTGATATTAGCGTTAGTACATCTAAGATAACAGATTTAACTAATCCTACAGATGCCCAAGATGCAGCAACAAAGTCTTATGTAGATGCTGCACTCGGAACAAATGATTTAGGATTTACTTTAGATACTACAGGATTAACGACACCGTCGGCAGTAAACCCATATGCAGATGTTTTAGGAATTTTAGACGATATATATCCAGGTGCAGGACTTCCAGACGGGTTAACAGCAAGAATTCATTGTACCTCGTATGCAAGTGTAAGTGTTACAGGCATTGATGTACAATCGGCTATGAATAAGAGCTATTTAAGTGTCTTAGCAGACGATTCTTCTGCGCAATCAGTAGTACAAGATATATCGTTTGATACAGTTTCTGGTACAGCTAACTTTAGTCCTAGTAGGGTACTAATGACATTTAACACTACAGGCGGGGCCTGGCAGTGGGTAAGTACCGTATAATAAGTAAATACGATAAATATGTAATATAACAGGGGTTCAACAGATGGCATACACTATCGATAGATATAACAGAACAGTCTTAACAGTAGTCGAAGACGGAACAATTGACCAAACAACTGATTTAAAGTTAGTTGGTAAAAACTATGCAGGTTATGGAGAAATCCAAAACGAAAACTTTGTATACTTGCTAGAAAACTTTGCAGGATCAACTGCACCACCAAAAGCGATCAGCGGACAGATTTGGTTTGACAGTTCTAATTCAAAGCTAAAGTTCTATGACGGATCTAAATTCCGTACAACCGGTGGCGCAGAAATTAGTTCTGCTGCACCATCAGGATTAACAGAAGGTGATTTTTGGTGGGATACTGGAAACGAACAGTTGTATGCATATAACGGAACAGACTTTGTTTTAGTAGGACCCCAAGACGCAGGCGAAGGCGTTACACAGATGCAATCACGTACTGTTCGTGATACACAAGGTACTAACCGTTCTGTTATTGTTTCAGTTATTAATGACACTGTTGTACATGTTATATCAAACGATGCATTTACTATTGATAGCACAGATGCTGAAAATGTTATTCCTGGGTTTGACGTAGTTAAAAAAGGTATAACACTAGTTAATACTCTTGGATCAACAGGCGGAAAAACTGCAACGGATCATGTGTTTTGGGGAACAGCTTCTAATGCTGCTAAACTAAACGGTCTCGATGCAACAAATTATGTTACTACGCAGTCTGGACAACCAACTATCTTTGACTTTAGTGTTGAATTTGCCGACGCAGGATTTACGGTAGGCGGATCAAACGATTTACAAGTTTATATCGATAACGAAAATGAAGCATTTATTACTAATGATGTTGGCACAAAAATTATTTTAAGCGCAAAAGACAGTATCGGTAATTTAAGAAACTCTTTAATAATTGACGGTAATATTGTTTATCCTGGATATCAAACTGACGGCGTAACAGTTGAAACAGTTAACCTTGGTAGCGCAACAAGAACGTACAACAACATTTATTCAACTAACTTTACTGGACTATCAGAAAAAGCATCAGCACTAGTTGTTAGCGGAAACACAAGAGCAGGTGATGTATCTGCAACTGCAAATACGGTTGCAGTTAGAGATGCAAGTGGCGATTTACGTGCTAATTTATTTAGAGGTGTTGCATTAGAAGCAAAATTCGCTGACTTAGCAGAAAAATATATTTGTGATCAACCTTATCCAGTAGGTACTGCGGTTGCAGTAGGCGGCGATAGTGAAGTTAGAGCCGCAAGTGCAAGCGATGTTTCTATAGGTGTTATTTCAGACGAGCCTGCATTTAAAATGAATGCCGAAGCTAATGGCGACTATGTTGCACTTAAAGGCCGTGTACCGGTGCGTATTACAGGTCCTGTATCAAAGGGCATGCCGGTGTATGCTTGGGAAAATGGAGTTTGTTCTACTATAGGAACAACTTCGATGGTAGGTGTAGCACTAGAAACTAACAATTCAGAAGAAGAAAAATTAGTCGAGTGTGTATTAAAAGTATAAATATACGCATATAACAAGGAAATAAAAATGGCAGTTAATGTAGGCGATTCGATAACAGCATCACAATATAATGGTCTCCAGAGCAGAATTGATCAAGTTCTTGGAAACGGCTCAACTGATTTTGGCTATGGTCAAGCATTAGCAAGTTCACAAGTTTCTGCTCCATCTAGCCCAGGTGCAGGCGACGGCGATTCTGTAACAGCATTACAAATGCAAAACTTACATGATGACATGACTAAAGTTTTTACGCACCAAACAGGCGATCCTATAACTATTAAAGATATTGTCCAAGGTGATATTATTGGCGCAGATGAAACAGGAACTGATTTAACGTTTGATCCATCTGACGGAAGCTATACTTTTGACAATGCTGACATAACAGGCGGATTTAATGATTATTTAAGTTTGATGGATACCCTTGAGTTGAACCGTTTTAATATTGCAGTAGGACAATCGGATGTTGCTGATTTAGATACAGATGACAGAACTACTAGCTGGAACGGAAACATTGACTTAGAATTTAGTATTACATTTACTGATACTAATGCTAGAAGACATTTTTTTAATTCAGGAGGCCAAATTAGAGTCGATACTATCTTAGAGTACGGACTTGTATTTGGTGGCGGCGCAAGCGCAAAAGATACTGACTGGAAAGCAATGCTTGAAAATCCAGGACAAATACAACTAGGTATTAATTATACTACTATAACTGGTAGTAGTACTGGCGTTACCCTTGCTACATTTGGTAATGATGGATTAACTGGAACTTACCAAACTATATTTGAAAAAGGCGGCAACGATGCAGAATATGCTGAAAACAGATATAAGATACAAGCAAGAGTTAATTCGGGTAATGCCGCAATATTAGAATTTAAAGTACTACTTGAAGATAATGACGTAGGCGATAGGCCTGATCCTAGCCCACCACCACCGTACGGCGCATTAGTAGATGAAAGTGTCACAGGAGAGATTACGACTACTATCAGTGCAAGAAGATCTGATGTTCAAGTTGTACTTCCTTATCCGGCTGTAAGTAAAACAAATACTTACGAATAATCCAATATAACACTTGACATATTGCTCCTATTAGTATATAATGTAAAGACTAATAGGAGTTTCTTATGGATGAAAGATTAGAAAAAGCACTTAATTTTTCCAATTATATGGTAACGCTTAACAATCAAAAGCGTATGTTAAAAGAAAAATTTAAAGAACAAACATTACATTATCACTTAGGTGGACAATTTACTGTTACAAAAGACTTAATTACCTTTGTAAACATGTTAGTAGATAGGGGAAATGATGAAGATATCGTTTTAATTGACGATAATGAAACACCAATTATGATTAAAGATCTTGAAAGTTTTTTATCTGACTTAATGAATACATATTTTACTTCTACTAACGAATATCATGCAGAGTACGAGAAACTTCGTAAAAATCGAAGTGTGGAGAAATTAGTAGAGTATGAGTAAAGGTGTTTTATTATTTGCTCGAAATAATGCTCAAATAGATTATTGCAAACAAGCATATTTTCTTGCAAAACGTATAAGCAAGTATTTAGATTTGCCCACTACTATCGTTACAGATAGTACTTCTTATTTGTTATCAGCATATTCAGACGCTGAAGAAGTATTTGATAATATTATTAGCATTGTGTGGAAAGAGTCTGATCTTAAAGAAAACACAACGTTATCAAAAACTGAAAATCACGGTCGTCGAACTTTTTATGATGGTATACTGATCGAAAAAAAATTAGAGTTCAAAAATGAAACTAGAACTTTGGCATATGATATAACCCCATATGACGAAACTCTAATATTAGACACAGATGTAGTAATATGTAATGACACTTTTAAACAGTGCTTTAATCAAGCACATGATTTATTAATGTACAAAACATCGTATGATCTAACACAAACAAATCGTAATGGAAGATTTGATAGAATATCCGATAGTAGTGTAGATTTTTATTGGGCAACTTGTGTCTTTTTTAGAAAGACATCAGTTAATAAAATATTTTTTGATTTATTACAGCATATACAAGAAAACTGGAAACACTATAATAGTGTTTTTCAGCTACGCAGTCCTTACTATAGGAATGATTATAGTTTTAGCATTGCATCACATATCATGAACGGATATCAGTCTGGAGATTTTGTAAAATCAATGCCGGGAGTTTTATACTTTATTACTGATAAAAATGTCTTATGGAATATTAACAATAACGAACTATTAATTCTTTTACAAAAAGAAAATTTTAGAGGAGAGTTTGTTCCTTTGAAAATGAAGAATAGTAATGTACACGTTATGAATAAATTTAGTTTAAACAGGTGCATAGATGAGCAGTAAAGGATTTCTATTATATGCTGAAGGTGCTGAATATGTAAAACAAGCATATTTGTGTGCAATGAGTTTAGTTGCCACTGAAAACAAGTATCCTGTAAGTGTTGTTACATCAACACAAGTACCAGAAGAGTATACGTGGGTATTTGATAAAATTATTGATATTCCGTGGTACACAGAAACTAACAGTAGATTTCAAACAGAACACAGATGGAAACTTTATCATGCCACGCCGTATGACGAAACTATAGTTTTAGATACCGACATATTAGTTCTACAAAATTTAGAATATGCATGGAATTTTTTTAAAAATTACGATATATTTTATCCAACTAGAGTATTTACTTATAGGCAAGAGTTAATAACCAACAATTACTATCGTAAGGCTTTTGTAGCAAACAATCTTCCTAATGTATATAATACTTTACATTACTTTAAAAAATGCAAAAAAAGTAAAGAATATTATACTTGGGTAGAGCTTATTAATAATAACTGGGAATTATTTTACGGGCATTTTTGTAAAGAATATTTTCCTAAACAACCCAGTATGGATATTACTTGTGCAATTGCAGCAAAAATATTAGACATTGATACTGAGATTACAAACGTAAAACAAGATATACCAATGATTGTACACATGAAAGCTGCAATACAAGGCTGGTATGAGCCTGTATCTAAATGGCAACATAAAGTTGGAATTTACATAACAGATGATTTAAAACTTAAAATTGGAAATCATTTACAAAACACAGTATTCCATTATACCGAAAACGAGTTTGTCGAAGAAAGAATTATAAGGAAATATGAAAAATGCCTGAACAGATAATGTATGTGCAATTCGAAAAAGATTCTGGAAAAATAATTCGTATTGGGCCTAGCAAGGATGGAGATAATACTATCGAAGTCCCGTTGTCAATGGTTAATAATTTAATAGAAGGCAAAGAAAAGTTCAAAGATTATAAAGTTGAATATAATTCAAAAACAAAAACTCTTGAACTTATTTCTATACATGAACATATACTCGATCAACTTACTGTAAATGAATTCATTTATGAAATACCAGTAAGTGATATTAAAGAACCTGATATAACTGTAATACAAGATATACCAAATACTTGTTGGAAAATTCAAATTGGTAAGGAATTAAAACATAATATACGATCTAAAGGAGTTACACTTAATTCAAATATGTTGTTTAGTATTACAGCTAAAGGAGATCCAAATGTACTTTATAAAACTCTTTCTGTACACTTCGGAACGGTGGTTAACGATAACTACTTTATAGCACCGTTTAATATGCCATTCGAAACAACTGAAGAACCGATAAGCATATATACACCTAGAAGATTTGACACTTACCAGTTTAAGAGGATTGTATGAGTAAGATAAGAGTAGTTGATCAAGACATTGTATTTTTATCGTATGATGAGCCCAATGCAGAAAAAAATTATGCAGATTTGTGTCAAAAGGTTCCATGGGCAAAACGTGTACACGGAGTACATGGAAGTGATGCAGCACACAAGGCATGTGCAGATATTGCAGAAACAGAATATTTTATTACTGTAGATGCAGACAATATTATTAATCAGGAGTTTTTAAATATTGAAGTTGATTTAGATCAACTAGGATTAACACCAGAGCATGTATTCAGTTGGTGCGGCAAAGTACACGTCAACGGCTTGATGTACGGAAACGGCGGCCTCAAAATGTGGACACGTAAGTTTGTTCACAATATGAAAACACACGAAGCAAGTGAAGAAGGCGACGATAAAGGACAAGTGGAGTTTTGTTTTGACGATAAGTATTATCAATTTAACGAGAATTACAGCGTATCTTACACTAATGCGACACCTTGGCAGGCTTGGCGAGCGGGCTTTCGCGAAGGTGTTAAGATGTGTCTTAACCAGGGATCAAAATTAACAAATGTTAAAGGTGCCTGGTGGCAAAATTATGATAGACTTCGAGTATGGTGTTCAGTTGGTGCCGATGTTGAAAACGGTATATGGAGTATGCTAGGAGCACGTCAAGGATTGTACAAAACAATGTGTACAGACTGGAATCATGCAGAAGTAAGAGATTTCGAGTGGTTAAACAGCTATTGGAGATCTTTAGAAATTACTGAAGAAAATCTACTAGAAGAAATTGAAGATTTAGGCGATAAAATAAGATCAAGTTTAGGAATTGAAATTGGCGAGTTAGATGCAAACGCAAGCCATTTCTTTAAATCAATTTATAACAATACTCCTAGAGTTATTAGAAAACGTAAAAATGAACAGTGAATTAGATAAAATTAAACAAATAATTCCTATAACAGATAGGACAGTTAGTCCTACATTCTGTATGGCTAAGTGGCATCATACTACAATTTATTTGCAAACAGGTGAAACGCATAGTTGTTATCATCCTGCACCGCATAAGATTCCATTAACAGAAATACAAGATAATCCTAGTGCATTACACAACACACAAGAAAAAAAATTACAACGAAAAGAAATGTTAGAAGGCAGAAAACCTAGTGGTTGCAACTATTGTTGGAAGATCGAAGCAATGGGCAAAGACTATGTTAGTGATAGGCATATTAAAACAGCTAGTATATACACTCCGGAACGATTAACCGAAATAACAGAAAATGGATTTAATTATGATATCAACCCTGAATATATTGAAATTAGCTTCTCGAATGAATGTAACTTTAAGTGCGGCTACTGTCATCCCAAAGCTTCAAGCAGATACTACAACGAAATTAAACAACACGGTCCTTACGAAACAAGCACCGACCACAGACAAGACATAGACTGGTTTAAAGTATTCCATCGTGAAGAAGAAAATCCGTATGTAGAAGCATGGTGGAAATGGTGGCCAGAAGTTAGCAAGACTTTAAACATCTTACGTATTACCGGCGGCGAACCGTTAATGCATAAAAGCACATGGGAATTATTTGAAAGATTAGATGCAGAGCCTAAACCACATCTGCAAATCGAGCTTAACAGTAATATGGGCGTTAAGCCTGCGCTTGTTAAAAAACTTACAGACACTGTTAAACGCCTTAAAGAAGAAAACAAAATTAGAAGTTTTAAACTGTATACAAGTATTGACACTTGGACGGACCGTGCAGAATATACACGTACTGGTTTAGATATTAAATTATGGGAACAAAATTTAGATTATTATTTAAAAAATACAGGCTGGCCAGTAACATTTATGATTACTTTTAACTTGTTTAGTGTTACTAGTTTTGATACACTTCTTTCTAAAATTTTAGAATGGAGAGAAAAGTATAATGGAGATCAAAACGAAACACAATGGCAACGTATACGATTTGATACACCGCATTTAAAAGAGCCTACAATATATGACATGAATATTCTTCCTAAAGATGAATTTATGCCATATATGCATAAGCATTTAGAGTTTATTAAAACTAACACAGACGACAAAGATCGCACTAAATTTAGTTCATTAGAATATGAAAGATTTAGACGAGTAGTTAACTATATGCAAAATACTAGTTACGAAGCAGAAAAATTGCTAGAAGCAAGGCGAAATTTTTATAATTGGTTTTCAGAACACGACAGACGCAGGAACACTAATATTTTAAAAACATTTCCAGAATTAGAAAATTTTTGGACATTAACACAGGAAGCATTATGAGCAAAACAGTTTTAGTAACAGGTGGCGCAGGCTTCATTGCCCATCATTTAGTAGACAAGATATTAAAAGAAACAGATTGGAGAATTGTTACTCTTGATAGATTAGACTATAGTGGAAATCTTAATAGATTACATGAAATAGTAACATCTCATTCAGAATCTGACAGAAAACGTGTACGTGTAGTACACCACGATTTAAAGGCTGCACTAAATCCAGAAATACGTGCTATGATAGGAAAAGTGGATCTTATTGCACACTTAGCTGCTGGCTCGCATGTTGACAGAAGCATTACATATCCTATGGAATTTGTAATGGACAATGTTGTAGGTACAACTAACTTATTAGATTATGCTCGAAATTTAGATAGTTTGGATATGTTTGCTTATTTTAGCACAGACGAAATATTTGGCCCTGCTCCAGGCAACGTAAAATATAAAGAAAACGATCGATACAACAGTACTAATCCTTATAGTGCAACAAAAGCAGCCGCAGAAGAACTTGTAGTTGCATATGAAAACACTTACGGATTGCCTAGCATTATTACACATACTATGAATGTATTTGGTGAAAGACAGAATTCTGAAAAATATATTCCTATGACTATAAAGCGTGTAAGGGATAATGAAAAAGTTACTGTGCATTCAAATGCAGAAAAAACAGTTGCAGGATCTAGACATTATATTCACGCAAGAGACGTTGCAGATGCATTAATGTTTTTATATAACTACGATTTAAGTGTATTAGAACCAGATGAAACGGGCGCAAAGTGTCAAAAATTTAATATTGTTGGCAGTACTGAAATTGATAATTTACAACTTGCACAGTTTATTGCAGATACGCAGGGCAAGCCTTTGAATTATGAAATGGTAGATTTTCATAGTAGTCGCCCTGGGCACGATTTGCGTTATGCGCTAGACGGAACTAAAATGGCAAATATGGGTTGGACTCCGAGTAGTGCTTACGATAAACTTGAAGAAGTAATACAATGGACACTAAGGAATGATAGATGGTTGGCAATTTAATTAATATGGGACGAATAATAAACGAATGGAAGAATTTTGGAAAAAATCCTCCATTTGATTATTGTGTAATAGATAATTTTTTAAATGAAGACTTTGCTAACAAAGTTGCTGCTGAATTTCCTAATTTTGATTCTCCTAATTATAACGGAACATATGATAATGCAATCGAATTAAAAAAAACAGGAAATATATGGGATAAATTTTCTGAAAACACATATAAACTTTTGTATGCACTAAACTCATATGAAGTAGTAGATACTTTTTCTAAAGCTACTCAAGTTCCACTAGATTCTGATTCAGGATTACATGGCGGAGGACAACACATACATCCACCAGGCGGAAAGTTGAATCCTCATCTCGACTATAACTTACATCCTAAATTAGGACTACAGCGTAAACTAAATTTATTAATTTATCTAACTCCGGACTGGAAAGAAGAATGGGGAGGAGAATTTGGTATGTGGAGTTCTGATGAAAACGGACAGCCGACAGAATTACACACTAAAATTCCGCCTATGTTTAATAGAGCTATTATCTTTGATACAACGCAAAACAGCTGGCACGGACTTGCATCAACAGTTAAATGTCCAGAAGGAAAATCTAGAAATAGTATAGCTATGTATTATATGTGCGAGACGCCGTCGGAAGATACTAACGATAGAAAACGTGCAGTGTTTGTACCAACCGAAGAACAAAAAGACAATAAAGAAATATTAGAATTAATTCAACGTCGGTCGCAAATAACAAGTACTGATGTTGAGAAATGGGATCGTAAATGATTTTTATTGTTAATAATCTAATACATAACGAAGGAATATCTAGTAAAGAGAAGAACACTTCCGGAGTCAAACGATTTCCTGCAAGTCCTCTACTTGGAACATTAATAAGATATAGAACATTGAATTTAAATTTTGAAAATTATGAATCTAGATCTTTAAAAATAGATATTTTTAAAAATAGAAAAAAATATAAGAATTATATTGTGCCTACTGGTGTAACGCATTCGCCGTGGGACTGGACAGGATATACAGATTTAGATAAAAAATATGATGACGCACAAATAAAACGTAAAACAATTTTTGCAGATCTAGGTACAAAATTCTTAAGAGATCTGCAAAAAGGAAAAGCATACTTGTTGTTGGATCAATCTCACGAAGGATATCACACTGATTGGTTATTTGATTGGTTTCATGATGCATGTAAAAAATACGAGCTAAACGCAGACAGAATTATATATGTTACTGGCAATCTTGCAGTAGAAGAACAATATACTGATTGGTGTTTAAAGAATAAGCCTTCAAGTAAAATGACTGTAGTACCTTATATTCATTTTGAAGAGTTTATATATGATTCTGCAAAAAAACAAAAAAATGTATTGCCTACAGTTGAAGATCACTTAGAATATAAAAGTAAAAATAATATTAAAACCTATAACTGCTTCCAAAAACGTGCTAGGCCTCATCGTATATGGATGTTCCATCATTTGTTCAAGAACGATTTATTGCAGCATGGCATTAATAGCATGAATTCTTTTGCTGAACAATCATCTTATTATGAAGGGCGAGTTATAGACAAGGAATCCTATAAGCAAATTATTGAATACTTACCTATGTATCCTAGACAAAATTTACCTAGAGATAAACAAGAACTATTTAAAAGCGGATGGGGCGGATCGTTTGAAAAAGATCTTTATCACCAAGAAACTAGAGATTCTTGGGTAAGTGTTGTAAGCGAAGCATCTTTTGCAGAAAATACTTGTTTTATTAGTGAAAAGTCGTTTAAACCTATTGCAGCAAGACATCCATTTATGACTTATGGAAACATTCATAGTCTTAAATATTTAAAAGATTTAGGTTATAAAACATTTGGTGATTATATAGATGAATCATATGATAACTTAGATACATGGGACAGACTTGATGCTATTATAAAAAATTTAAAAGTAATACAAAATATGTCTCACGATAAAAAACTAAAATGGTTTGCGGCTATGCAACCAATTTTAGATTACAATTTTGAAGTATTAAAAGATAATACAACTACAAAAATTCCCTTGTCGATTATAAAGCTACAAGAAAAAATAGGAAATTAAAATGTATTTTGATCAAGTAAAAGAAATTAATAGAAGTTTAAAAAAAACAGGAAAGGCCATAATTAGTTTAGGATGTTCTTTTGTTGAAGGTCAAGGTGCAATAGACCAAGAACTATATAACAACTATGAATGGACTATGCAGCGCACCGGAGTTCCGATGCAACCTGTACTATCTAAAAAGCAAAGTATACAACTAAAGAGAAAGTATCCTGAACTGGAATCGGATGGTAAAAATATCAATTTTACATTTATGGAATATAAAAATGCATTTGTTAATGTATTATGCAAGAAATATTTTAAAAACGAATATACTCCTATTAATATGGGGATACGCGGACGAGGAAACCGTGCTAGTATAAAGAATTTATATCTATGGCCAGACATCCGCTGGGATCTTGCAAAAGAGATTATAGTATTATATGTACCGAGCGGTAAAGAACGGTTCGATTTTGTTAACGACGAGTTTAACGAACATAATTTATTTTCTACTGCTTGGCCGCATTGGAAGGATCAACATGCCGGCGCCAGAAAAAATTTATGGAAGGGCTATAGCGAAGCAGTATATAGTGATAAGTCTTCAGTACTTGAACAAATATTAAATGTAATGGATTTGCAAAACTGGTGTAAAGTTAACAATGCAAAATTAGTAATTACACCCGGATTTGATAGAACATATACTAAAGAGTCTTTTAATATGTCATTAAAAGATTATATAGAACGTAATACCGATCAAAACATTGTTGCAATTAAAACTAGAGATGGCGGCCCTGAATCAGAAGAATTATTAAAGTTTAATAGACATGAGGGTCATTTAGAAACATTAGAAAAGATCGTAGATCAATGGCCCTGGGATAATATGTTTTATCCTCAAGATTGTCAAACATTTATGGATCTATGTTTGAAACAGGAAGGAATAGTTAATAAAGGTTTTTGGGATTATAACGGAGTTGGCACTCCGGGCAATTGGGTTACTGTCTGTTGTCATCCTAGTGCAAAAGCACACGATCTGTTTGCTAAAGAATTGTATGAACATATTAGAGATATGTAATGATACATAATTGGTTAGATGCTATATCGTTGCCGTCATATCATAGTCTCGATGATTTAATACCAATTTCGTGGCTTACACTTCCTGATCATAAAGATCCTTTAAAAAATACTAATAATTTTTCTTCTGGTGATACCTATGAACTCCTTCAAGAAAATTTAAAAATCCAACCAAAAAATTGGCATTACAGGACAAAAGAAGTTGAGTATGTTGTAAATTCTAAAGGATACAGAACAAAAGAATTTAGTGATATCGATTGGGAAAACTCGATAGTCTTGTTAGGTTGTTCGATGACTGCTGGAATAGGAGTACACGAAGACGAAACAATATCTTATTTTTTAGAACAAAAATCAGGCCGCCCGGTTATTAATTTAGGTGTTCCTGCCTCTGGTTTAGATTTTAATCTATATAACAATTTTTTATTAAGAAAAAATTATCCTACTCCTTGGGCAGTAGTTAACCTATTTACTAATGTAAATCGTTTAATGCAATTTAAAAATTTAGCTCCTGAATTTTTAGGTTTATGGTCTACCGAAGATGAATACTGGCACGGTTATATTCGAGAAGAACATAACAGTATTATAAAATCTATTTACAATATTGAGCAAGTAAAATTTATGTGGTCTAATACTAATACGTTTTATGCTTCGTGGTTTGATGATACAGCACATTATGGAAAAATGCAAAGACTACAATTTGATAACGGAGCAAGAGATTTAGTACATTGTGGCCCTGTAAGTAATAAAAGAAATTCTACAGTTATTTGGAGTTATTTAAGAAACGCTTGACAAATTATTAAAGAGGTGTTATAGTATTAGGATGTATGATATTGTTTTTATTAGTTATGGCGAAGCATATGCTGAAGATAACTGGAATCTATTAAAAGATAGGTTCCCTACTGCAAAGCGTGTAGCTAATGTAAAAGGTATACACCAGGCACATATTAAAGCAGCAAAGAAATGCTTTACTAAAATGTTTTGGGTAGTTGATGCAGATGCACAACTTGTAGACGATTTTAATTTTGATTACGAAGTTGACAAATACAACTTAGAAACAGTACATGTATGGCGTAGTATTAATCCTGTTAATGATTTAGTATACGGATATGGCGGTGTAAAACTCCTTCCTCGCAAACTTACAATTAATATGGATACTAGTAAGCCTGATATGACTACAAGTATATCAACCCAATTTAAAGCAGTAGAACAAATGTCGAATATTACAGCCTTTAACACTGATCCTTTTAGCACTTGGCGTAGTGCGTTTAGAGAATGTGCTAAACTAGCAAGTAAGACAATACAAGGACAAATAGATGAAGAAACAGAAACCCGACTTGAAACTTGGACAACCGTGGGACACGATAGACTTTTTGGTGAGTATGCGATACGAGGTGCTCGGGCTGGCCGTGAGTTTGGCATTTCTCGCAGCAATGATATTCAGTTAATAAACAACTACGAATGGTTAGAGGAACAGTTTAATGCAGCTTGTAAGTGATATTAAAACTGTTCACATTGAACTTACAGATCGATGTCAAGCACAGTGCCCTATGTGCCCTAGAAACCACAACGGAGGCGCTACACGCTCGTTTATTCGCAACAGTGATATTAGTATAAATCAATTTAAAGAATGGTTCCCTAGACATTTCCTTGCACAATTAAATAATTTTTATAGCTGTGGCAACTACGGTGATCCTGCATTTGCAAAAGATTGTTTAGAAATATATGCATATGTACGCGAATGTAATCCTACAGCAAGATTAGCAATACACACTAATGGAGGCATGCGTAATCCTACTTGGTGGACAAAACTAGCACAATATAATATCGAAGTTATATTTGCTGTAGACGGAGTTAAAGGCAAACACGAACTATATCGAAAAAATACTAACTTTGATAAAGTTATTGAAAATATGAAAGCGTTCATTGCCGCCGGCGGCAATGCAAGAGTCGATAGTTTAGTGTTTGAGCATAACGAGTTAGAAACAGACTTGTTAGAAGACTACCTATTAAACTTGGGTGTACAAAGTGTAAACTTTGTTAGTACTACACGCTTTTATGAAATGACAGAATATGAAGTACATGATAACGAAGGTAATATAGAATATACAATAGCACCTGCACAAACAGATAGATTTAAACGTACACCTAATAAAAGTTTAAACTTACTTGTAGATGAAACTGTACGTAATGCTGCAATTGCTTCAGCATCTATAGAACCTAAGTGTGTTAGCGAACAAGGAATATACGTAGATCCTTATGGAGATATTTTTCCGTGTTGCTGGATAGGAAGCGACTACTTAGAACAGCCAATTGAAGAAAAACTACCTATACATTTTTTAAGAAATCTAAGCGTAGATAATACAAAGGCAATGATGAAACAAGTTGTAGTTGTAAATTGCAACTCTGGAATATTAGGATATAAAAATTTATATCTATTTAAAAATTTAGATACCTTTTGGCAAGGTAAAGACAAATGCATGACATGTGCAAGACAGTGTAGTAAAATAATTTATGATGACAACAGCAAACATTCCCTGGGATAATATTACCCACTTTGGCCAGAAAACCCTCCTAAAGAGCCATCTTTTTACAGTTTCGTGGATCACCACTAGATATTGTAATTATAACTGTTCTTATTGCTGGCCTCACGCTAGATCTAGTGTCAAAGATACTAAACCAGTAGAATTGTACTTAAACACTATGGATAGTATCAAAGCACAAGCTCGTGCAAATGGATTTACAGACTTTCATTTTAGTTTCAGCGGCGGCGAACCTACTGTAAACAAACAATTTTTACCATTAGTTGAACACTATTGCAATGATACAGATCCTGAGTACCAGAGTATCCACATGACTACAAATTTATCTCCGGGCAGTAAGTGGTGGAATAAATACTTGGAAGCAACTAAAACTTTACAACGCAGAAGTATAACTGCAAGTTTTCACAGTGAATTTGCTAAAGAACAAGAGTTTGGTGATAAATGCTTACAACTAATAAAAGGAGGAGTATTTGTTACGATCAATCAAGTCATGGTGCCAGAAATGTTTGACGAACTATATCAACGTCTTGAACGATTTGCCGCCAGAGGCATTAATGTTACTCTCAAGCCCCAGTCCGATCCTACCGCTTCATATGTTGTATCTGGATACACTGATGCGCAAATCAAACTCATGCAAGAAGGATTCCCTCAACAGTGGAACGGAGAGCAAATTGCACAAATTGCACTTTACGACAAAGACGGAACAGAATACGAATTAGATCAAGCAGAACGCTTTAATGCATTTGGGTTTAACAAGTTCAAAGGCTGGACTTGTAATGCAGGTTATCAAGGAATAATTATACGAGATAACGAAGTAAGACGAAGTCATAGCTGTCATGACGAACTATTAGGAACATTGACAGACGGATTTGAAATAATGAAACAACCGCAGCAGTGTATTACTTCTAGTTGCATGAGTAGTGCAGATAGTAAGATACCTAAGAAGAAGATTGTTTAATATAAAGATTCCTATGTTCTTCATAGCTTAATATTTTTGGATTCCAATTTTCAAATTTATAATCGCTATAGCTTTTGTATATAATATTTTGAAATCCTCTATAGTCTTCCCCCGGAACTACTTGAGTTAATCCTTCAACAGGCGTCCATCCTCCGTTAAATCCTAGCCAAATTCTTTTCCAAAGTTTCCACCAAGTTTCTTCACCCTCGTATGCTCGTTCGCGTGTTTGCATTGATATAAACATTAACTCTCGTTTTATAGGGGAAGAATCTAACATCGCCGGAACAATTAGATTATGAATAGCTGACATTCTTTTTCTTAAGTCAGAAGATCTATATTCTGGAAAAAGGTAAAATCTATTTAAACAACGTCCAACTTGTTTTGGATAACGACCATTATTATAAATTCCGGTAAAGCATATCGGTGCATTTGTTTCTTTAACGTAAGTAATAGAGAATACATCGTGATCTTCTACAACACACTTTTCAGGAACATAATTTTCTCTAAGCCAGTTGTCTTCTTCTAAACAAAGGCTTCTAACTCTTTCCCATTCGTCGTTGCCTTTAGTAAAAGTAACGCACCGATAAGTTTCGTCTTCGTATGTATTAGTATTCATTTAGAAAACACGTATTTTATAGTATATCCTACTAAGTCATATTTTCCTAATAATATTTTTTGTGTATCATGATGATGTGTATTTTGATAGCTTTCACCGAACGTTAAAATATTTAAAATATGACTATTACGGCTATCGTCTTCGATGTCATAATCTATAGTTCCGATCATATGACCTAGAACTCCTGTTGCCTGTAAACTGAAGAAAGTCATTGCTCCGGGCAATGCCCACATCCAAAATACTAAAACGGGATTTATAACAGCAAGAACAGCAACATAAGCAGCAATAATTTTAAAATAATGATCATGAAAAAATCTATGACGCTTGTCTCTAAGTAAATCTTTAATCATTCTCGGTGATATAGGAGTCGACCAAGGACCGAATACCCACGCATATAGCCAGTTATCGTGTGGATAATAAGGATCTTTTCCTTTTACATCGCTATTGGCATGATGTGTACGATGTTGACCGATCCATGCAATACTACTTCCTATACTTGCAAGAGACCCACTAATTAAAAGAGCCCACCATACAACAGCATTAGTTTCGTATGCACCGTGCCCGAACAGTCGATGAAATCCTGCACTAACTCCGTAATTAAATACAATCCATGTTAAAATAGCAAGGCCTAACCCCCACCAAGAAAAATAAAATATAAGACCTATTGCACCTACTACATTTGTAGTTAGTAGTAAAAGTTTTACTTTATGATATAAACTCATTATTGATTCCTCTTATCCTCTATTTAGTTAAATAATATAATAAGAGGAAGCATATATGGATCATAATAGATTAGTAAGACTTTTACAAGTTGCAACACACTTATTACTGTTTTACGGATTGTATTACTGTTTTACAACTTCAAACTGGATGATGATGTTGTACAGTGTATTTATCTATTGGTTTATCGGAGTCTTTGGAATTAACATAGGCTACCATAGATTAATTTCACATAGAAGTTTTGAAACTTATAAGCCTATAGAATATATTTTGGCACTAATTGGAGTAATTACTACAGTAGGTTCTCCTCTTGCTTGGACTGCACTACATAGACAACATCATGGTCATACAGAAACAGAGAAAGATCCTCACAGCCCTTACCAACTAGGTTGGTGGAAAGCCTGGTTTGGTGTTTGGAAAGTTGACTGGATTAGTCCTAAGCTAATTAAAGACATAAGAAAAAATAAGTTTTATAAGTTTACACACAAATATTATTTTTATATAATAGCTGCTTATGTTGCATGCCTAGCCCTAATAGATCCAATTTGGATTGTGTTTGGATACGCAATACCTGCTGTCTTAGTTTTACATAGTACAAGTTCTATTATTGTTATTGCTCACATGCACGGATATAAAACTCACGACTTAGGGCACGAAGAAGCTAGAAATTCTTGGATTGCGAGCCTTATTACTTTAGGTGAAGGCTGGCATAATAATCATCATGCAAATAGTAAAGCATGGAATAATCAAGAAAGATGGTGGGAATTAGATCCTCCGGCTTGGATAATAAAATACTTATTAATGAAAACTTCATAGTAATGAGAGTTGACATACAAGACGTACTATTCTGGATGGATGCAATTCGCAACAGCGATGACAAATACCGCACACTTGAAAGTTTCTGGAAAGGACAGGTCAACAGCAAAGTTTGGCTGGCAGATGCACTGCGTGTAAACTACGTTGACGACGATGCTCGTATTGTGATTTATGGCGGCTGGAACGGAGTACTTGCTAGTATCTTGTTCAACAGCAGTTTAAGCATAGAACATATCACAAGTGTAGACATTGATGAAGATTGTCAAGAAACTGCCTACACAGTTAATAAAAACTACGAAATGTCAGGACGCTTTACAGCAATAACAGCAGACATGTGCGAGTATACAGAACCTGCTGACATTGTTATTAACACAAGTTGCGAACACATTACACAAGAACAATACGAACAGTGGTTAAGCATTCAGCCAGACAATGCATTATTTGTAATACAAAGCAATAACTATTTTGAGTTAGACGAGCACATTCGTTGTGCAACTGACATCGATGACTTTATGCGTATGAGTAGTATTAAACCCTACTGGAGAGGCGAATTTAAAACTCCTAAGTATACACGCTATATGATAATAGGCAAAAAGAAAAATGTCTAAAATAGACGACTATAAAACTCAAATAGAAGAACTTACAGGTAGTTGCACCTTTTGTGTTCTGCCGTGGATTCATCTTGCTACTAGGCCAAACGGCGATATGCGTTTATGTTGTACAGCAAATGCAAGCGGCGCCGGAGATGATCACGAAGTAGGACTAGTTAAAGCAGAGGACGGAAAGCCTGCTAATTTCGCACGTACAACTCCTTTAGAAGCGTTTAACAGCGACTATATGAAAAGTGTACGCACAACTATGCTACGAGGCGAAATACCTGCAAGTTGTTCAGGGTGCTTTAAAGAAGAATCGCAAGGTATTGTTAGTAAACGTATTTGGGAAACTGGTACTTGGTACAAAGATGAAGGTGTTGACATACAAGAACTTATTGCTCAAACAGCAGAAGACGGAACAGTTCCAGAGCAACTACAATACTTAGACTTACGACTAGGGCATACTTGTAACATTAAATGTGTAATGTGCAGCCCACACGACAGTTCAAAGTGGGTAGCAGATTGGCAGAAACTTATTCCTGTGCTACAAGATGAAGATGTAAAACGTCAAATGCGTTGGGACAAAAAAGAGTTTAATAATAAGTGGTATGAAAAAGGTAAGTTCTGGGATGAACTATACGCACAAGTTCCAAATCTAAAGCAAGTTTATTTTGCTGGCGGCGAACCTCTTATGATTGCAGAACACAAAAAGTTTTTGGAAGAAATTGTACGTCAAGGATACGAGCAAAATATACTATTACGTTATAATTCAAACGGCATACTTGTTGACGAAGAACTAATCAAACTTTGGAGTAAGTTTAGAAAAGTTAAGTTTGCTGTGAGCATAGACGCTATACACGAACGAGATCATTATATAAGATTTCCTACAAACTTTGCAGATGTAGAACGAACATTACATATGTTAGACAATACTCCTGATAATATTCATGTTAGTATGGCAACAGCAGTGCAAATATTTAATATAAAGCATTTACCAGATTTTATGAAATGGAAAATAAAACAAAATTTTCGTAAAATGAATGTCGGCAAAGTTGGCGGCGTACTTATGGGCGGCGGACTAGTTAATATGCATTTAGTACACATTCCTACCTTTTTAAATATTACAATATTACCTGAAAAGGATAAACAAGAAGTTAGAGAAATTTTTGCAGAATTTAAACAATGGCTTTGGGATAATTATACTCAAGACGATGATTTTTGGATACATAATCCGTCTGGGTGGACAAAATGGGAAGGATTGTTAAAACATATGGATAGTGTAGATAACAGTCATTTATTACCAGGTTTTAAAGAATATGTAAATAAATTAGATGCAATCCGTGGACTTAATGCTGCAAAAATATTTCCGGAGTTAAGTCATTTATTATGACAAAGAAATAAAATCGTTAAAGTCCTTGGCTTTTGGTACACACATGCCACATCCGCATCTGTCATTAGGACAAACAATTGCCTTATCTTTATTCTCTATTGCATATTGCAATATTGCATCGGCATTTTTTAAATTACCAATCGGTCCTCGCTTACCGTTATGCAACGCTTTACAAGTCTGATGATGATAAACTTCACCTTTTTGTTGATCAATATAGAGAAAGTATTTATTGACGCTACAGTACCATCCTTTAAAGTGAGTGTCGACATACGTTATATCTTGCCATTTATTTTTAACTAGTCCTTTTAGACATCTTCGACCACAACACGATCTTCCTAAGTCAGTTCCTTCTTTAGCGTTTGACGTAGGTGATTCTACTCCTATATATTTAAAATACCAATCTTGCTGCTCTTGTGTATAAGTATGACTTGTTCTTCTAGGAGTCCCGTCGGTATCAAGGTACCAGCCAGCACGTTCTATATTACCGTCTCCAATAGGAATTGGTTTATGCATTATGCCCAAGTCTTTTAGCTGATTGCAAACTTCAGTGCATTCGTCAAAGTAATCAACATGCATCATTACATTTACTTGTATCCATATACCTGTTTCGTGCAACAGTTTTATATTTTCCAAAACTTGACTTTTTAGCTTAATATCAGCTTCAGCATGATAACTTACTGTAACTCCTTCAAAAATGTCTGCAATTCTTTTAGAATTTTTTGGATGCCAGGCACCGTTTGTTGTAAGACTTAATCTAAATCTATCTTCGGTGTTTATTACATGTTCTGCAAAATCCCAAAATGCAGGATTCACAGTTGGCTCTCCTCCTGTAAAATCTATATTCACATAATGTCCGTAAATTTTTGTGTATTCCTTTACAAAGTTAAATGTTTCTATAAAAGAATCGTATGTTTGATGTCTGCTATGATTATCATGGCGTGTTGCTTCGCAGTAAGTGCAATCATAATTACATCTGTATCCAGTATGCCAAGCCACCATAATTTTTTCAGGATTGGTTAAATTAACCGCATCTATCTTGATCATTTTTTTTCCTTTGTAAGTGGCACGTCGGCAGCACATGTACACCACTTGCGTGTACATGTTATCCATTCTTCGGGCTGTTCAAATGTACCGTTGTATATATTTCCTAAACTGCCGCCTACTCTACAGGTAGCACGATGTACTTCACCGTCCCAGTTAATCATTAAACTTTGAATACCAGCAGCGCAGGTCCATCCTTCGAAATTATTTAATTTTTCTTTAATAATATCGTTAGCATGTTTTAGTTTATTATCATCTATAAGACAGTTAGGCAATGCAGTTGCATTAGTATCTAGTATCCATTGTAAGTCTTTTTCTTTATAACGCATATCGTCGAACCAATCACGATCTTCTGCTTGTGTCCAACGTATACGTCTTATTACATACGGAATGTTATTTCCGTGAAAACGTGCAACGGCTAATCGTACACGATCCATATGTTCATGATGAGCCATTACATTTACTTGAAAAGGTATTCTATCCATGTTTTCGTTATGTTGCCCAAACAACATAATATTATCCATAGCACGTTCCCAATGTTCGTTATCAAAATGTAAACTAAACACATAATGATCTACCGGTGCTTCTGCGTACCATTCTGCTTTGCGTAAGCCGTTAGTAGTTACATTAATCCAATCTAATCTTTGTCGTGCGTGTTTTATAAGTTCCTCAAAGTCTGGATGTATGCATGGCTCGCCTCCTGTAAAACTTACACGTACAGGTTTGTCTAGTTCTGCTAGTGCATCTACAGTATCTAGTAAGACTTTGATATTAGTATGTGGACTAAAGTTATCGTGTATTTCAGCTGGACAGTATGAACAGTCTAAGTTGCAACGCTTACCTAAATTCCATTCTACCTTTATAGAATTTTGATGTGGCCATTTTGATTCAACTTTATACATACTGTTTAAACTCCGGAGTAGTATCAAGGAAACTTTGCCCTCGAGTTTTATCTAATGCACGATTGAAATTAATACAATCTTGCCAGTGTGTATCGTGCATACATTTTGCAGTTAGAAAGTTTATATTATCTTGTATTTGCTGTAGTGTAATAGTTTTTAATAGTTCGTTTTCTTGTATAATTTTATAATCTTGTATAGTTGATTTCATAACTTCTAAATCACGTACAACATTTTGTTTAAGTTCTGGCGGCAGTGTTTGCGCACTTAGTGCCATAGGATAATTTACACGATGCGAATAAAACACAATACCCATATCGTTTAAGAAGTAATCAATTACATCACAAATTTGCATGATATTGTTCGCTTGTACAGTAAACGCACCTACTACTCTGCTTACATTAGGAAACGATTTAAACACTTTGATGTTTTCTTCTATCTCACTGAACTTGCCGTTGCCTCTGATGTATTCGTAGACATCGTGTAAGCCGTCTATGCTTACGTTTACAGCAACACTTTTAAACTTAGGCCAATAGTCGTGAATAGTACGTCCGCCTTTAATACCAAGTGTAGTGCCGTTTGTAGCGTACTTTAGTTCTATATTATCGCCATACTCTGCAAGTTTGTCTAATATCTTGTAGTGGTATGGATCCATTAGTGGCTCACCACCTGCAAATTCTACACGTCTAAAGAATGGTAATAGTTTTTCAAAACTTGACCACCAATTATCACTATCGTCAAATGGCCCAATATATTTGCCCGGAGTATCTGTGAGCGAGTCTACAATAGGAATAAGAATGTTATTTTCTTTTTCATAAAACGGTTTTACTTCGTTCCAGTCTTTCCAGCTTGTACTATCTAATGGATTACACATACGACATTTTAGGTTGCACAAGTTGTTGAGTTTAATTTCCATAGTAGGAATTTCAAACGGCATTGTATAATCGTCGTTTAAAGCGTCTAGTGCGTTAGGGTATAAGTTGACCCTAGCTTCGGGTATTACCCCTGCTGTATGACGCTGTCGTAAGCTCTGTACCCCCTGATCTTCGAGGTCAAAGCACGGCTTGCATACATCTGGACGTTCGTTGTTAAGCACTTGCCTACGTACTTCACGCATAGCATCGTTATTCCACGCTTCTTCTAATGTTTCGTTTTGAATGTAGCCGATAGGTTGGCTGCGACAGCATACTTTAATAGCACCGTCTTCTCGTGTAGCTAACCCTGTAAAAGGATGCATACAAAATGTACAACTATTTGTTTTGTTCAATGGCCCACTCTCGTTCTTTACACCAAAAA